CCTTCGCGTGTTTCTTGGCGAGTTTTGGGGTGGGGGGGTTTTGGGGGAAGGGATCATGAAGCGAGGTCCGAAGCCGGTGCCGAAGGCCGCGAAGCGGCGGCGGGGGACGTTCCGCGCGGACCGCGACGGCGGGACGCCGGAGCCCAAGAGCGAGAAGCCGCGGCGGCCGGCGTGGCTGGGCAAAGAGGCGTCCCGGCACTGGACGGCGATCGCCGCGGAGCTGGAGGGCATGGGGGTGCTGGCCCGGGCCGACCAGGTGGCGCTGGCCCTGCTGTGCCAGGCCCTGGCCGATTACCTGGCGGCCCGCCAAGAGGTCGCCGAGCAGGGCATGACGTTCCTGACCGAGAGCGGTTACGTCACCCAGCACCCGGCGGTGGGCATGATGAACCGGGCTTGGGAGCGCGTGGTGAAGCTGGCCCGCGAGTTTGGCATGACGCCCAGCTCCCGCGCGGGGCTGAAGGTGCCGGGCAAAGAGGCCCCGGCCGACCCGCTGCTGGAGATGATCACGAAACGCTACGGGAGCTGCCCCAACTGATGAAGCGCATCGACGAGCACCCGAAGGTCACCGCCTACGTGCGCGGCGTTCTCGCCGGCGAGATCGTCGTCGGGCGCTACGTCCGCCTGGCGGTCGAGCGATACGAGCGGGACAAGCGCGACGGGGAGGCCCGCGGGATCTGGCTCGACGCCGAGGAGGGCCGCTTCGCCATCGACTTCATCGAATGCCTGAGACACTCGAAGGGCGAGTGGGCCGGCGAGCCCTTGCTGCTGCAGCCGTGGCAGGCGTTCATCGTCTGGAACCTGTTCTCGTGGAAGCGCGAGGATCACCAGGGCCGCGGCAAGCGCGCGGGCCCGGGCGTGCGCCGCTTCAATACGGGCTTCATCAAGGTCGCCCGCAAGAACGGCAAGAGCACCATCGGCGCCGCGATCGGCCACAAGCTCTTCGTGGCCGACAACGAGGCCGGGGCCGAGGTCTACACCCTGGCCACGAAATTGAAGCAAGCGAAAATTGTGCATGATGAAGCAAAAAGAATGGTCAAGCGGTCGCCGTCGCTGAACAGCCTGGTCGAGGTCCTCCGCGACAACCTCTCCATCGACGCGACCAACAGCAAGTACGAGCCGCTGGCCGCCGACTCCGACACGCTGGACGGCCTGAACACCTCCGGCGCGATTCTCGACGAGGTGCACGCCCACCCGGACCGCGGCCTGTGGGACGTGATCGAGACCTCGACCGCGGCCCGGCGCCAGCCGCTCATGGTGGCCATCACCACCGCCGGCCTGACGGTCAACCCGGAAAGCATCTACTACGAGCTGCGGGAGTATTCGATCAAGGTGCTCGACGGCCTGGTCACCGACGATACCTGGTTCGCCATGCTCTACGAGCTGGACGAAGGGACCTACGACGGCGAGGGCCAGGTGATCTCCGCCGGCGACGACTGGACTCACGAAGAGAATTGGCCCAAGGCCAACCCCAACCTCGGCGTGTCGGTCAAGCTCGACGACCTCCGCCGCAAGGCCAAGAAGGCCCAGGAGACCCCGGCCGCCGCCCAGAATTTCCGCGTGAAGCACCTTGACGAGGAGGTCGAGGGCGCCAACGCCTGGCTGCCGGTCGGTCTTTGGGACGCAAACGCCGGCGAACATCAAGAAAACTGGTACGGCCCGGAAGGTCTGCGGCCCGAGCAGATCGAGCGATGGCGTGGCCGAGCGGCATGGGCCGGCGCGGACCTGTCCAGCGTCTCCGACCTCACCGCCCTGGTGCTGGCCATCCCCGACGACGAGGGCTTCGTGGACCTTCTTGCGTTCTGCTGGTGCCCCCGCGACAACGCGATCGGCCGCCAGCGCGACCGCCGCGTCCCGTACCTCACGTGGGCCGAGCACGGCCTGCTGGAGCTGACCGAGGGAGACAGCGTCGACTACGACCGGATACGCGCGGTGCTCCGGATGGTCCGCGACGACTGGGGCCTCGACGTGCGGGAAGTGGCGGCCGATCCGCACAACGCCCGGTACGTGCTCACCAAGCTGGCCGAGGAGGACGGCTTTGAAGTGGTCGAGCACCGGCAGGGTTTCTTGTCGATGAACTCGCCGATCAAGACCACCGAGAAGCTGCTCTTGGACAAGCGGATCCGCCACGGCGGCCACCGCGCGCTGGCCTGGTGCGTGTCGAACGTGGTGGTCGTGACCGACGCGGCGGGCAATAAGAAGTTCGCCAAGGACAAGGCCCGCGAGAAGATCGACCTGGCCGTGGCCGCGGTGATGGCCGTGGGCCGCGCGGTCGAATCCCCCGACGACGCCGGCGGCGGAGTCTTTTACGCGGGGGATCCCGAATGAGCTTCAAAGGCGTAATCGCGCTGCTGGGTCTGGCCCTGATCGCCGTCGGCTGCCAGCAGCAGTTCGGCGCGGCCGTGGCCTGCGTCGTCTCCGGCGCGATCCTGCTGGCCTCGGCCGTGCTCGACGCGATCACCGAGGCCCGCGAAAGGAAGAAGAGGTGATGGGCGGCCGAGTGCCAAAATGGCAGCCGCGCCTTTGCGCCTAATGCGATCCGAGGCCCCTGCCCGACCCAGAACACCTACGGATTCACCCCCTCACCCAGAAACGACATCCATGATCCTCGACGCCCTGTTCCCCGCCAGCCGACGCCTCTTCGCCGCGGACGCCGCCGACCGCCGCCCCGCGCCGGACGACGAGTTCTGGTACGGCCCCGCCGGCTCGCTGGCCTCCAGCGGGATCAAGGTCACGCAAGAGACGGCCCTGGCCATCTCCGCCGTGTTCGCCTGCGTGCGCCTCTTGTCCAGCGCGGTGGCCACCATCCCGCAGAAGGTCTACCAGCGCCTGGGCGAGGACCGCAAGCGCCTGGCGGCGGAGCACCCGAACTATCGCCTGCTGCACAACAGGCCCAACGTCTGGCAGGTGGCCGCCGAGTATTACGAGCTGGTGATGGTCCACTGCCTCCTGCGCGGCAAGTTCTTCGCGCGGATCGTGATGGGCTCACCCGGCGTGATCGACCAGCTCGTGCCGCTGCACCCCGACCGCGTGCAGCTCGAGCAGCTCGCCAGCGGGCGCCTGAGGTTCCGGTACACGCCGCCCATGGGCCCGCCGCAGACCCTGGGCCAGGACCAGGTCCACTACATCCGCGGCCTTTCGCTGGACGGCGTGACCGGGGTGTCCGTGCTGACCTACGCGCGCAACGCCATCGGCCTGGCCAGCGCCGAGGAGATGCACGGCGCCGCCCTGTTCAAGAACGGCTCGATCCCGCCGTTTTTCTTGACGACGCCCAACAAGATGGGCGGCGAGGCGATCAAGCAGTTCCGCGAGCACTGGCGGGGGATGCACGGCGGCGCGGAAAACGCCCACAACCCCCCGGTGTTCGACAACGCCATGGAGGCGAAAGCCCTCGGCGTCACCAACGAGGACAGCCAGTGGATCGAGTCCCGGAAGTTCCAGGCCGAGGAGATCGCGAGATTCTTCGGCGTGCAGCCCCACAAGATCGCCCTGCTGGACAAGGCCACGTTCTCGAACATCGAGCACCAGTCGATGGAATTCGTACAAGACGCCCTGATGCCCTGGCTCGTGCGCATCGAGCAGTGCGAATTGCGGGACCTGTTCGACGAGGACGAGCCGTTTTTCCCGGAGTTCCTGGCCGAGTCGCGGCTGCGCGGCGACACCAAGTCGCGCTACGAGGCGTACCAGATCGGCATTGCCGCCCGGTTCCTCACTCCCAACGAGGCCCGCGCCCGCGAGAACCTGAACCCGGTCGACGGCGGCGACGAGTTCGCCGAGCCGCCCGGGGTGACGGGCATGGGCGGCCAACGGAAGGAACAGGAGGAAACAGAGGAAACAGAGGAAGAAGAAGACGAGCAGGCGGCCGGCAGCCGGCGGCGGGCGGCCTTCGCTCTGCTGCTGGGCGACGCGGCGGCGCGGATCGCGCGCGCCGAGGTCCGCGGCCTGGAGGCCCGGGCCGACAAGGCGGGCGCCGACCGCTCGCGGTGGAACGAGTGGGCCGCGGCGTTCTACGATCGCCATCGAGAGTACGTCGCCGACGCCCTGCACCCGCTCTGCCGGGCCTGGCACCAGACGGCCGGCGGCCCGCAGATCCACGCCGACGACCTGGCCCGCCGCTGGTGCCGATCGAGCCTGGACGAGCTGGCCGACGCGCCGGACGTGCCGGCCCTGCTGGCCGAGTGGCGCCAGAACCTGGCCACCAGCCTCCAGTGCCACTTGCAGGCCGGCTTCTTCGGCCCTGAACCCTGAACCCTGAACCCTGAGCCCTGAACTATGAAACCGCCATTAGAACTCCCCGAGGGCCCCTGGGCCCTGCACCCGGGCCGCTGCCAGCAGCTCGCCGCCGAGGCCGCCAATCTGACCGTCCAGATCGAGAGGCCCGATCACCCGCCGCGCATGGTGGCCGCCCGCGTCGCGGCGCCCGGGCGCCCGGAGCAGGCGGCGGAGGTGACGATCGGCGTGCTGCCGATCGTGGGCGTGATCGCCCAGCGCGTGGGCGACTGGTACGGCGACACGTATACCGACCGGCTATCGGAGCGCTTCGACGAGCTGGTCGAATCGGAGAAGGTGGCGGGGATCGTGCTGGACGTGGATTCGCCCGGCGGGATCGTCTCGGGCACGCCCGAGCTGGCCGAGCACATCTTCCAAGCCCGAGGTAAAAAGCCGATCGTCGCGGTGGGCAACGCCTTCATGGCCTCGGCCGCCTACTGGATCGGCTCGGCGGCCGACCAGGTGGTCATGGCGCCCTCGGCCGAGGCCGGCTCGATCGGCGTCTTCTCGGCCCACGTCGACGTGTCGGCCGCCCTGGAG